ATAGTTGTTGACATCGAAATTCAGAGTAGTAGTATGCGTCTTGTTACACGAGTAACACGGCAGGAGACACGAGTGATTCAACTTGAACCAAGTGAACGGTTGGTGTGGAAAACGGGCCGGATGCTCCAGTCGGAACTCCCCCGAACCCAAGGCTTGTGCCTTCGCCAACTGGTAGCACATACGGGCCTAAGCATGGGATGGGTGGCCAAGTGGGTGGCGGAATTGGAAGCCAAGGGTATGGCCACAAGCAGAAAGATCGGTTCTCGCCGGAAGAAGGGAACTACCCGATTCTTGGCGCCGCGGAAGAGCAACTAGGAGGACATATGGACTTTCACACGATCCAGTTCTTGGCGTTTGTTGGGCTAGTGGTTTGTATCGGCGGCCTTTGGTTTAGGAGCCGTCACACCCAGATTAGGAGCCGCTACCAATGTCCGGCAGGAAGCCAATCGCGCCAGAAGATATTCACGGAAGTGCAACTGGATACTCGACTCATGGATGCCGCTGCGCGGATTGCTGCCACTGGAAAACATTGCAGAACAGGCAGCGCTACGGGAAGCCGTACTCGGAAAAAGCCAAGTCTCTTCAGTGTCCGAGCTGCCCTAATTATTTCTCGAGCGATTCCGATTACAAGGCGCACTACAAGCAAGCGCACGCAGGGAGGCGGTAGCCATGAACAACGATAAGAAAATCGGCGTTATCCGCGAACTTGAGAACCTTCCTTCGCAGCCAAAGGTTAGCGATGGGATGTTCAACGTAGAAGAGTTCAGAAAGTCTCTTCTGCCTACTCGTCCGATGGGGAAGCTCCTCCAGTTCCCAGCGCCCAAGATCGTTGAAGTCTCGCCAGCGCAGATCGTTGACCTCGAGAAACCCTTCGACATTCGCGAGACGGTTGACTTCCTGTTTGCTCCTATTCCGCAGTACATCAAGGACGGTCAGTAATGGGCAAGCACACGCCAGGTCCGTGGAAAATTGACGGAGATAGGTTCGTGTACTCGCTGTATCCAGATAATTACGCAAACCGCTTTCAGTGCTCCGTAAGTACGCAATCGGCAAACCAAGCAAGTCCAGATGAGCTGAAGGCTAACGCCCGACTGATCTCCGCCGCGCCGACGATGCTGGAAGCACTGAAAGAACTCCTTAACTGCCGATATGTTCGCGACTGCGAAGGTTGCACGAAACGAGTCAAGGACGCTATCGCCGCTGCAGAGGGTGAACTGTGAAGACCTATCCTCCCTGCGAATGCGGAGCCTGTGAAGAGAACCTCTGGAATCACGCAGACTCGTGCATGTGGAAGGGCTGCTCAAAGCTGACGTTCGGTAATCGCGAGAAGTTGGAATTAGATGAACGCCGTAACGCAGAAGCTACAGGAGAGAAGTACATGCCGCTGGAGGTGGAAGGGTGAGCACACAGCCTGTATTCAACTTTTCAACTTACGACGTCAGCCGTGGTCGGGATAACGCAGCCAGCAAGGATGCGAACCCGAGCGACGAGTCGAAAGCCAATCAGCGGGCCGCGATCCTGGAGTTTATCGAGAGCCGACCGGAAGAGGGTACAACGCTCTGCGACATACAGCGGAAGTTTGGATGGGAGAAGAACACGTTCTCGGGCAGATTAACTGAGCTCCGGCAAGCGGGGAAGCTAAACATTTTTGGTAGGCGTGAACGATGTTCGATCTATTACGCAGTGAGGGGGGTATAGCAATGGGCGAGAGTCGAGGCGGCGGTCTTTTCATGGCGGCGGTGTTGGGAATGTTGAGCGGTAAAAGTACAGACGAAATCGTTGATGAGCTTATCGACCCCAAGTGCTTCAAGTGCGGAAAGTCATTTCCGATCAACGACCTGATTCACATCAGTGCTGGAAACATCTGCGCTCCCTGCGTACTCGATAGCAGCGTAAAGAACGGAGAAGCCCATGACACACGAGATTGATGTACGCCGACAGTGGGACGGAATAGAGCAGGTTCCAGTTGTGCGAAGACTGATTTCTGCGGAGGAAGAGTCGAAGCGGAGAATCGCAAACCTTCTGACTCCAGAGCCTCGTGAGTACAACGTGATGTTGATAGTCCTTCCTGCTGCGGTGATAGGTATAGCTCTTTTCTTCTACGCAACGAATGTGTTGTGGGTGAGGCAGTAATGAACAACGACCTAAAGGCGTTAGCTGTTAAGTCTGCGATGCGGAAGATGATGCAGCAAGGGTACTTCGACATCTGCACAGTGCGGAACTGCCTTGGACTGCTTGGCATCGTGCCGACATCTGAATCCTACAAGATTTTAGAAACGATTCATTGCGTCAACTACAACGCGATGGAGCCAGAGATTCGCACGGCGCTACCTATGCTGCTGCGGGAGACATTCGACGGTATCGACATCGAAGCGATGTTGGGAGCCACGCCAACCTCAAAGGAACTGGCAGAGAAAGCCGGATTCTGGAAGCGCCTGACGGGCGGAAATGGTGAAGCCTAATGAACAAGCTATTCGACCTTCTATTTGGCTGCACACACGCTCGCTACACCTTCCCGCTAAAGACGAACGGCTTGCATTACGTCTGCTGCCTCGACTGCGGAAAAGAGTTCGACTACGACTGGAACAAGATGAAGGTGAAGGGACCGCGCACCATCATTGACGGCAGCCACTTTCTTCGATGGCAGGAAGATGCGGAGAGAGTCTTAGCAGCGCACGAGCGAGTAACGATCAGCCTGGAAGATACCAAGTTTCTAAAGGCTATGCGAATCAAGGCTTAGAAGAGTTGTGTGCGGCGGGTTTCTAACTACAACCACCAGCCGCGAGGCTGCTTAGGGAAACGCGGGTACGTTGACCGCCTACAAGAGCTTGGAATAAGCCGCACACAGCAAGTTTTCAGTAGTTCGAGGAGGATGAGAGATGGCCGCAGCACAGGCAATACCAGTACCACGCAAGGCAGAGAAGCGCAGAGTAAAGCTCAAGATCGCTATTCAGGGAACTAGCGGATCCGGAAAGACTGACGGCGCATTGTCGCTGGCCAAGAACCTTGTTCCCAACGGCAAAGTGTTGGTGGTTGATACGGAGAACGAGTCTGCATCGCTTTACGCTGACCGCTTTGAGTTCGACACTATCCCGCTATCAGCTCCGTACACGTCGGCACGATACGAGGCTTGCATTGACGCAGCAGTACGGGGCGGCTACGACGTTCTAGTTCTCGATGGCATCACGCCTCAATGGGATGGTGAAGGTGGAATCCTTCGCCGCAAGGAAGAACTCGACAAGCGGCCAGGATCGAACAGCTTCACCAACTGGGCCGCGTTCACGCCAGAGCATACGCACTTCATAGAGACGATCAAACAGGCTCCAATCCACATCATCGCAACGATGCGCTCCAAGACTGAGTACATCCTTCAGGCGAATGACCGTGGAAAACAGATGCCGAAGAAGGTTGGCACCTCACCTATCCAGCGCGACGGATTCGAGTATGAGTTCTCGCTTGTGCTCGATGTGCAGATGGATCACCGAGCTATCGCCATCAAAGACCGCACCACGTTGTTCTCAGACGAGCCGGTGAACCTCCGTGATGCGAAGGTTGCCGAAATGCTTACCGAGTGGCTGGCGTCGGCAAAGATCGAGCCAGAGAAGGCAGCAGCGCCAACAGCAGTTGCTTCGCCGGCTCCGCTAAATCCTGTCACAAACATTGATGAGTCGTATCAGATCCTCGAACTCTGCAAGGTTGACGAGATTACAAAGTCCAACAGCAAAAAGGACATGTTCTCGATGCTCATCAACCCCGTTGAAGGATTGGATATGGCCTTCTGCTACGACATCAAGCTCCACGATCGCATGAAGCAGCTTGTCGGAACTCCCATCAAGGTAACTGGCAAGTGGGGAAACAAAGGCTTCTTTGTGAACACGTTGATAGACGAACCATTTTAGAGAGATTCCGGTAGTGGCCTATGAGGGGCGTGGGAACCCCTTAGAACGATATGGCGGGGCTACTACCGGAAGCAGTTTCAGGAGAGCAAATGAGCACGAATGCAATGGCGGTTGAGAGTGGCGAGTCGGCGTTAGTTCTAGTTGAGAAGATGGCCGCAGCCGAGCTGTTTGAGACTCTCCGCAAAGAGCAGCAGGAAAGAGAGCAGCGAGATCGAGACGCAGCCATAGCCGCAAAAGCAGCAGCAGATGCAGAGGCCAAGGCCGCACAGGCCATCCGTGAAAAGCAGGAAGCGGAGGCACGAGCCATAGCAGCCGAAGCCAGAGCCAAAGCAGACGCAGAGGCAGCAGTAGAGCGTGAGCGTCAGCGCGTGGAATCCGAGAAGAAGGCAGCAGCGGAATCAGAAGCAAAACGAGAGGCCAATAAGAAGCACGTCGCCATCGTGAATGCGGATGCAATAGCAGCCTTGGAGTCGGCTGGCGTCGAAGCAGCTTCAGCACGTCTCGCAATCGAAGCAATCGCGTCCGGCAAAGTTCCAAACGTTCGAATTTCGTACTAGCAAGCTGTAGTAGTCAGGGCGGTGTGTGAACTTCCTCCAATCGCGCACCGCCACTTTTATAACGAATCAGAGTAGCTGGAATTAGGGACACGGATACAGATGGCGAGCCATTACGGAAACGGGCATAAGGGCACGAAGTGGATTACCTACGATGCTGGATGCCCACTGGAAATGCCCGATGTTCCTTGTTGCTACGTAGTGATTGTTAGGGGCGAGGCCATATATGTCGGGCAGAGTAAGCACCCCTTCAGTCGGATGGTTTCTCACGGACTTAACTGCGGCTGGGGATCGAGTACTTATGTCCCCTGGCTAGATGAGCACATCTCCGCGAAAGAAGTTCTTTTGAAATGTAAGTTCCAGCACAGATTAGGCGATTACGCCATGTTGGAAATTCGCCTGATCGATCGGCTGAAACCTAGATTCAACTGCATTGGATCCACGAAGCCACGCCGAAAGCGCATTACGAAGGTGAATCGTGGCTAGAGAAAAGGCCCCAGCTTATCAGCGATACCCGAAACAGATCATGGGAGACGACAAGGTTCTCCTTATGGATTGGGATGCTTACGGTATGCACAACTGGCTACTCGACATCTCCTGGCAGCAAGATCCACGCGGCACCATACCCGACGACACGGCCGTATTGCGTCGCTGGCTTCGCAACCCGTCAGACGAAACATGGCGGCGTGTGTGGCCACAGATCAATACCGCTTGGCCGATTCTGGAAGGTGGTCGCCGGGGTAATGCAGGGATGATGCGATGTGCAGAGAAGCAAGAGAACTACCGAAACGGCAATCGCGGGAAAGAGAAGTACGCAAACGGTACGCAAATTGGTACGCAAATAACGTCAGGTTTGGTTCGTAAATCTACAGAAGATGAAGATGAAGTCGTAATTGGTTTACAGGTTCTAAAACCAGACTACAAACCAGCTTTTCTGTTGGAAGATTTTGACCCTCAGACGCGGTTCTCTGCGCTCTGTGGCGTGTATCCGAAGCCGAATAGATCATATCTCGGAATGCAAGCGTACCAGCGCGCAGTGGAGTCGATGGTGTCTGTAAATAGGCCAGACAGGAACGAGATAGCTGACGCGATTGAGCAGGCGGCGGCTGCTTATGTCCAGGCGAAGCGTGGGGCCGACAAGAAATACATTCCTGAACTCATAGCGTGGCTAGATAAGGGAATTTGGCAACAAGATCCAGCATGTTGGGAAGAAACGAAGGTGGATGGAGATGGACAGCGAAAACAAACAGCCGGTGATCGATACAGCGCAGCAGTCGCACTTCGAAGAGCAAATGCGGCTAATGGCAAACAACTGGAAAAATCGTGATGCCGAAGAGTGGGCGGAACTAGATCCAATCTTCCGCGGAATTTACCAGGAGGTTGGGCCAGCGCGATTCGAGGAATGCACTCGCAAGTGTATCCGCTTCCATCGCTCACCAGATGGCCGATCGTTCGCACCGTCAGTTTCTGAGTGGGAAGTGTGGATGCCTAAACCGCCGAAAGCTCTGGAGCCGTCAACAGTCGAGAAGATGGCCGAGCTGAGAAAGCGTGCTGAGGCTGGTGAGCAGTTCTACGGAATGGCTGATGTTGCCGAAATAATCCAGAAGGCTTTGAAAGCGCAGGGGAAAGCATGAGAGGCATACCTAACAATCCGGTTGCATGTGAAGTATGCGGTAAGCCTGGCTTTCCGTCACTGCGGCGGTGCAATTCACATCGACCGCCGAACCCTCGCAAGAGATTCTTTTTCACGCCAGAGATGGACGTAGAAGTTCGCGATGTGTGGACGAAGTTTGCGACGGACAAGTTTGCTCTTACGGCTGGCATCGATCGGCTGGTTAAGAAGTATCCGACATTCCCGCGCTACATCTTCAAGAACCGAGCGCAGCAGTTAGGTGTGACGTTTGACACTCGCCACCACTGGACGGAAGCAGAGAAACGGTTCCTCCGTGACAACGCCGGCGAGATGACGATAAAGGAGATGGCGAAGGCGTTGGGACACGGCTTCCAAAAAGTAGCCTCCCAAATGGAGTACATGAAGGTAAGTGCAAGAGTTTCGCACGACGGCTACACGATGGAGGATTTCTGTAACTGCATCGGTGTGGCGCACCAAACCGTTCTCAAATGGGAGAAGCAGAGAATCGTTTCACGCTACGCCGGAAGGTTCAGTGAGAACACCGTCAGGCACTTCATACGCAATCATCCCGATAAGTATGACCTGCGACGAGTGGATCAGACGTGGTTCAAGGGGCTGCTATTCGACAGCGCAGGATGCTTCACGCCCAAACCGACCAAAGCAAAGATGTTGCAGGAAGCGTTGGAGCACAGGGTTGTAGAGATGTCAGGGGCGCTGGCGTGAGCGACTCAATCACATTCATTGTGTACGGTCATCCAGAACCCCAAGGTTCTTTTCGAGCGATGAACCACGCCAAGAGCGGAAAGGCGATCGTCACGCAGTCAAACAAGAAGATGCTTCCATATCGCCAGATGGTATCGCAGACAGCAGCGGTTACTTTTCGCGGAAGAATGGCCGGCAAGCACGTTCCGGTTGAGATGGTAGTCAGATTCTTTCTTGCCAAGCCGCCAAGCGCACCCAAGAAGCGCGAGTATCCATCCGTGAAGCCAGACATCGACAAACTTGAGCGCTGCATTCTCGATGCGCTGACAGGAATCGCTTACGTGGATGACGGTCAAGTAGTGGGCATGGACAAGAAGAAGCTGTATGGGCTTCCTGAGAGAACAGAGATCACGGTGAAGGCTCTATGAAGCTTCATCCAGGAATCAGCGACGCTGCTCCTATCTCTGGTAAGCCGTACAGAACGTTGTGCGGAGTAGAGATCAAAAGAGCAGAAGTAGTTTTGGATGTTGAGGGAGATTTGAGATTTGCCGATCTATCGAGCTTAGGAAATTGCGCGAGATGTAGGAAGAAGTTGAAGGACGTTAAGGTTTCGGGCCGTGTTGTTCTTTTTGCGGTGTACGAGGGGGAAGAGTGAGCGAGCCGTTCAAAGTTTTGGATCTGTTCAGCGGTATCGGCGGATTCTCCCTAGGGTTAGAACGAACAGGGCATTTCAAGACCGTAGCGTTTTGCGAAATCGACAACTATTGCCAGCGTGTACTGCATAAGCACTGGCCGGAGGTTTACATACACAGTGACGTACGAACCCTCACAGCAAAGCACTTCGATGGATGGCAGCGACCAGACGTTATTGCAGGGGGATTCCCGTGTCAGGACATCAGCCTGGCAGGAAAGGGTGCGGGACTCGCAGGACATCGCTCCGGTCTTTGGTCTGAAATGTTCCGATTGGTTGGCGAGCTACGACCGCGATACCTCATCGTGGAAAACGTCTCAGCTTTGCTTGCTAGGGGAATTGACAGAGTTCTCGGAGACCTGGCCGGAGTGGGGTATGACGCGGAGTGGGGAGTCATTCCAGCTTGTGCGCTTGGAGCTCCGCACGTCAGGGAGCGCATATGGATTGTGGCCTACCCCATGTGCAACCGACACAACCGAGAGAATGCCACCCCCGCGGCCGCACCTTACAAAAAATGGAACGATTCGGCACATAGGCAAATCGGGCGAGCAGTCACAGGTTCGACTATCGCAAGTCGTGAAGATGTTTCCAACCCCAACTGCTCGGGATTTCCGGTACGGCATGAAGTTATCGACGGTGGACAGGCGGGCCGAGGAGTCAAGTCGGGGAGTGAATCTTTCCGAGTATTTACAGAGGACCGACAGAAGCAATGGGAAGTTGAACCCAACGTGGGTCGAGTGGCTGATGGGGTTCCCGCTCGGGTGGACAGACTTAGAAGCCTCGGAAACTCCATCGTCCCCCAAATCGCAACCTGGATCGGCGAGCGAATAGTTGAGGCAGAACTGCTCTCCTCGCCTGCGACAGGTGCCATTTACGAAGCAACGGGTAGTGATGGAGCCAGAAAAGACTAATAGCGGTCACTCTCTATATCGGAAAGCGTAAGGAGAATTAAATGAAAGCTCTAAGCGTAAGAGCTCCGTGGTGGTGGTTCATCCTGTACGGCGGCAAGGACATTGAGAATCGAGACTGGCCAACTAAGTTTAGAGGCACCGTTTATCTCCACGCGAGCAAGTGGTTTGGAAAGCAGGAAGTGTACGACAACTTTCAAGATGTGCGGGATGGCATCAACCCAGGCTTCTGCGGAAGATCGGTAACGATTGGAGAGATGCGCGGCTTGGGTGGTCACATTGTGGGAACGGTTGAGATCGTTGATTGCGTGAAGGAGAGCGCTAGCCCGTGGTTCTCTGGAAGCTACGGATTCGTACTTCGCAACCCTATGCCGCTCGCCAATCCATTTCCCTTCAAGGGTGCGCTTGGATTCTTTGATGTTCCGTTACTCTCCTCGCCTGCGCCTATCGAACCTGTCAATGCAGATGCTCTTGAAGGCGCCAGAAAGAAATAGGAAATGGAAGATCGAGAAATCATGCAAGCTTTATTCGGAAAGCGTAAGCCCATAGCAAAACGCAGAAAGAAGAAGAAAGCTAATGTTGGCGAACTTAGGCGGCAATGTTTTGAGCGGGACGGCGGCAGATGCCAGTTAAGGATTTCATTCAAGTGCTGGGGGACAGTAAGTTGGGACTACGGACACATGCATCATCTGAGACACCGATCGTTGGGCGGGAAGGATGTACTAGAGAACGTGACGTGGAGCTGCCCAGCCTGTCACATGGCTCACCACTCGCCGGAAAAGGTAGTTCCGAAAAAGTAGCTAGCTGGCAATGCCCTGGATGCGGACACAGTCTAACTGTACATAGCTATGGCGATGGTCACTGCCAGAAATGCTTGAAGAAGTGCAAAGGAAGGAAACGATGAGCGGGTCAAGTGAATTTAGATTTTCAAGCAACGGGCCTGTGAGTTCTACCGCGCCTACGTGGATTTCTGTAAGCGAGAGGCTTCCGAAAGAGATAGAAAACGGGCGTCGGTGGGTAGAGGTTTGGGACTCTCACTGGAACACTTGTTACTACGCAACTTTCGATGGCGAAGAATGGCATTCGGCGCACAGAGAAAAGCCAATCGTTGTTTCACATTGGCGTCCTCTTCCAGACCCTCCACTCTCCTCGCCTGCGACAGGCAAGCCTATCGAACTCGATGGTGCGGATGTCGCCAGAAATCCTTCTAAGTAACTGAATAACAAGGTAAATCGAGGGGAGAAAGATGGCTGAACTAACAAACGAACGAATCGAAGAACTGATTGAGTTGTATTCGGAGACTGCTGACAACGAGTGGGAATCTGACGCGGCGGCTGGTCTGCGCGAGCTTATATCACTACGGAAGCAGAAGCCTGAGTCTGTATCTCCTGAGTGGATCGCACGAGCAGCCGAGGAGTGCGCCCACGAGATCCTAGACGAGAGTTACAAGATGGGAACAACCGTCAAAGCCAAGAAGATGTGCCACGACATAGACATCGCATGGATCGGAACCGACCGTATCAAGGCCATCATCCAGGCGGTGATAGAAAGGAACTCCAAGTGAGCGACAAAAATAAGGGCATTTACGAGAAGTTCACGGTGTATCGCAACGATGGGAAGAGTGCTGTCGGCGCGAAGCATCACGGCTGCGAATACTTCGTGCTGGATCTGACGCACGATAAATATGCCGCTGCTGCGCTAAAGGCCTACGCAGAGGCTTGCAAACTGGAATTCCCGCTACTGGCAAGCGATGTCCGATTGTTGGCCGACGGAGTCACGCTGGCCAAGGTAGCCAAGATCGGAAAATTGGCAGACGAATATGCAGCGAAGCAAGAAGCGAAAGATGGCCCGCGATGAAAGACGACTCAATGTGCATCATCTGTGGAGTGCGCGACGGATGCCGATGTAAGGCGACTGGAGTAGTGCCATCATCAGATAAGCCCTCAGCATCAGCGCGAGAGGAGAAGGACATATTCGACGAGTTTGCCGATGAGGTTGAGGCTCGTATCAAATTCTTTACTGGCGACCCTGAGATTAGGAAACACATGCTATATCCGCCACAGGGATTCACTAAGAAGGATTTGGCATTCGTAGCGCGGCAATGGTTCGCTGCACACTCTCAGCAGGCAGAGAAGAAAGCCGTGCGTATTCGTGAGTTCATGTCGTCCAAGTTTCGCAAAGAGCCGCAATTCACGGTGAGCAATGACATCCTCGACGAGATGCTTGCGGCCATTATTCGAGCTACAGACTAGGGGGAAGCAAGATGAAAGCAGAAGATCGAGATTGGCTTCGTGGGTATGCCTGTTGCTTGGCGACTGCAGTTCGCATAGAAGGATGCTGGGGTAAGCAGCACGAGGAACTTTTAACAGCGGTAGGAGTGGAGAGACTTAAGCAGGCTGACATCTCGGAATTCGATGCGGAAGTAATCTTCGACCCAGAATGGTCGCGTGAGCGCGGAGGCAGACAATGAACGAGCAGAATGAACTGAAACGGTACGAACTGGTACATCTTACGCAAGGTTGGGAACAGGACGACCACGAGCTACAAGAATCTCCCGAAGGTGAATGTGTGGCCTACTCAGAGGCCAAGGAGGCTATCGAAGCCAAAGACGCTCTTATCTCAGAACTGCGTGAAGCGCTGAACAAGTACGGGCAGCACGATGAAATTTGCGATGGATACTTTCGAGCAGAATATCCGATGGGGGAATGCACGTGCGGACTAGATGAAGTTTTGGCCGCGAAGGAGCGGGGATGAGCATGAGCCAGGAATGGATTCCAGTAAAAGATCAATTGCCGATGAATGGTACGCGGGTGTGGGCCTACTTTCCCGACTATCCAGCGCCAGCAGACGGAGCTTTTAGGCCTTGTATTTGGCGTTCAGAAGGCAACGCGCCGACTAGGGAATGGGTGAAGAAGTGCCGACCCGAAGCAGATGTATCGGTGGGCTTATTCGATCTTGAATACACGACGGGATGGCACACTGCTGACCAGATTTCACACTGGATGCTGCGTCCACTTCCCAAACCTCCAATCTCATCGCCTGCGGCTGGAAGTCTTACGGAAGAGATGAACGGTACGCCGCCAGAAAAGGAAAGTAAATGACAACCAATCTATTCGTAATTATTGCGGCTACATTTTGGATAGGCTTCTTCTTTGGGCGAATAACGATTGAGACGCCAGAAAAGGAAAAGGAATGAACTGGAGAATAGTTAGAGGGTTGATGGCACTCGCGGCAATGACTGCTTTGATTCTGTTGCTGTCGAGATAAATAAAGTTCGCAACGTACTGAAATCAAGGTAATTGTGGAGGAATAAGGTGAATCAGGAAGCGACAGACAAACTAGTAGCCGAGACGAAGCTGCAAACATACGAACCGATCACAGGGATGTACATCATCACGTCCGGCAACGGCGGATACGTCAAGCGCGAAGAACATGAGGCGGCTATCCGTGAAGCCATATCCCTGACACGGAAGGAAGTGCTGGAAGAAGCTGCGAAGGTTCTTGATGTAATGGTCGGAGAGTCTAGAACTGTAGCCATGCGAGCCAAGAACGAGACCGTCTCTGAGACGTACTTCTGCAACGCCAAAGGGCTTGAACGCGGAGCTGCCGAGCTGCGCCGTCTATCAGGAGAGAAAGCATGAGCACAGAGAAGCGCGAAGTCGTGGAACTGTGCATGAGCATTCACTATAAGCTGATGGCTAATCCGAGATTCTGGTACGACAAGGAACTCAGGGGAATCGACATGATTCTATGTGTGGCAGCTTCAGATGAAAGAGCGCGGAGAAGAGATGCAAAAGCTAACTTGGAAGTGTGAGTCTTGCGGGGCGTCTGGTTCGGCATCGCAAGGGAAAGACCTGATGGCTACCGTCCAATCCGCGATGATTGCCCATGATCGGGAAAGCCCGAATTGCGTCACAGATCCGAAACTTCATCTCGAAATTCCCGGAGAGGTAAAACGCGAATCGCTTCCCAGCCGAAAATCCAAGCTGCACATGTGTTCAAGATGCGGAAAACACGTCAGCCCCGAACGTATCAAGCAATTGCAGAAAAAAGCAGGCAGACGCTTCAACCTGTGCGACGAATGCGTCGCCAGAAATAACAAAACAAACGACTAACGGACACAGACGTTCAAGGGGGAGTGAATGGGATTCTCGGTGGAAGAGTTGAATTTGATTCGACAGTGGTACAACGCGCTGCAGGATTTGAATCCTAAATACCTCGCGCCAGCAGACCACGAGCTTGCGTCTAAAGTCCTCAACCTTTTGGAAGAAAAGGAATAACGAACCATGGGATTCTCAGACGAAGAACTAGACCGCGCATGCGCCTCTGTTGGAGCTATCGAAGTACCGAAAACGGTGTGCCACGGGGAACTTGGTGAAGTCCTTTGGTTGATGTTCAACGGCCGATCCTTAGCGGAAGTTCTCGGCGAGGTCCGAAGAGAATATCTAGCCGTCGCAGTCGAAAAGAAGGGTAGCAAGCGCGAGGCTAGAAGGACTTTAAAGATAGGAAATACAACGCTTTATCGTATTGAACAGGGCAGGAATAAGTATTAAGATTGAACATGCGATCGCCTTCCAGATTCCACATGAATCCTAGAAAGATTGAGGCAGTCACCCTCAAACTTAGCGGCATGACCTACAAGCAGGTTGCGTCGGTTATGGGTGTCACTGGCCAGAGAGCAGCGCAGCTCGTCAGCCCTCCAACCACAGTCAAAGACCAAATTAGGCGCCGGCGTCAGTGCGCAGACTGCATGGTTCCAATTCCGATGCTTGGCGAGCGAGGTTACGGGATAGTTCACGGACACGTCCACCACGACAAGATCACGGACACGCCGGAGCAATACAATCACATCTCAAATCTAGTTTTACTCTGCTCGTCTTGCCACTCGCTTCGTCATGGATTTCTGGCGAAAGCACGCGCCATGCGCCATCAGTAGTGTGCCGAATTCGGTGCTTGCATCTGTAGTGCCTTAAGGCCGAAACTCACAATACCATCTGACCATCTCCGCGAAAGGGAGTGGAGTTCTACCTGGGGATTCCACTCCCGACCGTGAAAACGCATTAGCGTCGCGCCCTAAGAAGGCAATGGCCCTGCGTAGATGTGGCCTCGCGGTTCTCGATAGAGGATGCCGCGCATCAAGGATTCGCCGTCCCTAAAAACTATGGCATTGAATCTCTACTCTCACGATAAAACGCGAGTGTTGCGGCCTATTCTTGAAGTTGAGGCCGCTGAACTAAAAGCTTGTGGCGACATCACCGAAGTCTGGCAGCGCAAGCACGGCCAAAAGACCCGCTTGCTAGGATACAAGTACCGCCACCCATCATTCGTACCTTCCCGATCGCAACACACCTCACCGCACATCACCAGCAGAACCTCTGACGCTTACGCGACTGCTAAGGCTGATCGTTTCGTGAGGCCCATTGAGCATTGGGAACGGCGGATTCTCAAGCGTGTTGGGGACCGCCTCATTTCTAAAGCTAGCTGGCAAGACAGAGTAGTAACTGCATGAACTGCTCTCAGTGTCTTACTCCAGTAGCTCCCAACAAAGGCTTTACAGTGAGCTACTACAAGGGTAAAGACGAGCAATCATACAAGTGCTGTTCTGCGGCGTGCGTCGACCGCTTAACTAAACACAAGAAAGAAGAAAAGCAGAGTGCCATCGCTTCCGCTTCGCCATTGCGCAAGTAGTGGATGCAGAGCACTGGTTCAATCAGGACGGTGCGAGCGCCATGCTGGCGAATACGAGAAGCAGAGGAACACAGATCCTATTCGATCGCTATACAGGACACACCGGTGGGTAACTACCAGGGCCCTCATCCTCAAGCGTGACCCACTCTGCAAGATAGGTATCAAGTGCGTAGAGAAGCACGGTCACAGGATGCCCAGCACAGACGCAGACCATAAACGCAGAGCACGCGATGTGCATGACTTCTTTGACGTCAACAACCTGCAAGGCACATGCCATGCAGACCATAGTTTCAAGACAGCAAGTGAAGACGGCGGCTTTGGCAACCAAACGAGGTAAGTGCTTTGTTATCAACAACCACCTACCCCGGGGCGGTCATTTTCTCTGGAAAAACTGGGACGAACGACCGCGTTCACTATGGCTCTGAAAATCCGCGAAATTAGGCGTGGTTTTTCAAACGACTGATACTAAACAGCTTAAACGAGACGAAAATGCGTGGACGCAAGCCTAAACCGACATCGCGGCAGATTTCAGAGGGTGATCCGCGCAAGAAGGGCGTTCACAAGCTGCAGGAAAAGCTGCTGAGTGAGCCGAATGCGAAGCGTGGTCTTCCGCCGTGCCCCGAGCACCTAGACGGATTGGCAAAAACAGCCTACGACTTTTGGGCAAAAGAACTTTCCGACATGAGCCTGGACTGCAGTCCGGACGGAGTGATGCTCGAGGGAGCGTGTGTGGCATATGGGATGGCGGTTGAGGCCGACAACATCGTTAAAGAGCAGGGCGTAATCACCACAGACAAGTTTTACAAAGACGGAGAGTTGGTTTCAGAGAAGCAGAAGGCGCATCCGGCCGTTGCAGTAAGCAACGCAGCGTGGCGGCAGGTGAAGGCTTTCTGTTCCGAGTTCGGCCTTTCACCTGTAAGTCGCACGCGATTGACGATCGAGAAGGGCAATTCGGAAGACAAAAACCTGTCCGACCTACTCAATCAGGAGCGACCAACAAGAAGTGCCGTTCAATAAGCAGAGTGCAGACGCTGCCTGCAACTTCTTCGAACTGGTTCTTAAGCACAGCGCAGACGAATGGTGGGGCAAACCGTTCATGTTGGCGCCATGGGAAGAAGAAGCCCTGTGTGCGATCTTTGGAAATCTCGACGATGAGGGCAACCGCATCATTGAGATGGCTTACTTGGAAGTTCCCAAGAAGCAAGGCAAGACGGAGTTTCTAGCCGGAATTCTGCTGTTCGTTTTGATCACCACCAAGACGCCTGGGTGCCAGTGTTATGGATCCGCAGCGGCTACTCGGCAGGCGATGAACGTCTACCGGGCGGCTTGCAAGATGGTCGAGCAATCGCCCTTGCTGAGTCGGCAGTTGCGCATCATGCGCGGTACGAACCGCATTGTGAAGCGCAGTGATCCGGATTCGTTCTATGCGGCGGTGGCCGCAGATGGAGACTTTGGCGACGGCGTCAACCCAGCATTCACGGTGGCTGATGAGGTTCACCGGTGGAAGACGCGAAAGCAGATGGAGAACTGGGACGTTCTCTCCAAGGGTGGAATCACCCGCAAGCAGACGCTGACAATCGCGATCACGACGGCCGGTGTTCAGGACGAAAGTCCTCTCGCGTGGATGCTGCACGAGAAGACGCGGAAGATCAAAGAAGGAATCGTCTCGGATGAGCGGTTCTATGGGCGTGTGTATGCCGCCGAACAAGGGGATGACCCGGGAAAGCCAGCGACGTGGATCAAAGCTTGTCCGTCGCTGATTGAAAACGGTGGCTTTCTCGACATCTCCAAGATCGAAAAAGAGTACACGAAGGCGGTCTCCGAGGGAGATCTCACCTCGTTTAAGCGTTACTTCCTAAACATTTGGGACCAGAAAGACGACCGCGCGATCGATATGGTCGCGTGGGACAAGGGCGCTGTTCAGTGGCAAGCAGAAGGGCTTCTCGAAAAGAAGCCTGAAGACGAAGTTCGGTCCTTCTCGCACGAATTCCTCAAGCGTTTCTTTGGCAGGAAGTGCTGGGCGGGCGTCGATCTTTCGATGACTACGGACATGACGTCTGTCGTGTTTCTGTTCCAAGTTGAAGGCAAGGACGAATACGAGGTATTGCCGTTCTTTTGGCTTCCAGACGCGAACCTGCGAAAGATGGAAGTCAGACTCTCGGTTCCGCTGAAGAAGTGGGCCGAGCAGGGATATATCGAACTGATACCGAACTCCAGAGTGATCGACTACCGCGATGTGCAGAAGCGGTTGCGCTGGGGTGCATCGTTATTTGACCTGCAGGGCATTTATTGGGATCCGTGGAACTCGCGCCAGGCTTCGGTCGACATGATCGAAGAAGGATTCAAGTGTGTTGAGGTTCGGCAAAACTACCAGAACCTGAACGAGCCGACGAAGAAGGTGTTGGAGCTCGTTGCGCGCGGCGGATTGCATCACGGAAATCATCCGGTTCTGAAGTGGCACGCATCTTGCGCAGCCCTAGTTTCTGACAATCGAGACAACGTGATGTTTTCTAAGCCAGACAGGGCCAAGACTACCAAGCGGATTGACGGCATCGCGGCATTGGATGACGCGATGGTGGGCGCGATCGACAATCAGGGCGAGAAATACACCCAGCCGCTTTATTGGAGCGCATGAAAACAGCTCTCAGGTTCATCATTGCGCACTTCTTTGACGTTCTTGGATTCGTGGCGATTCTTGCCATTGTTCACGGTGTTGCCATGATCCACAAGCCGAGCGCATGGATTGTAGGCGGGTTTCTCACTCTAGCGTTCTCAGTGTTTGTTTCTTACTTCGAGGCGATGACTAAACAGTGAGCCTACTTCAAAAAGCAATCAACGGCGCGATGCAGATCCGAGCCGATGCGACCGGTGTCCCTGGACCCGCTGACGACTATTGGTATAAGCAGGTAGGACAGGCATCGTCGACGGGCATGAAGATCAGTCCGGAGTCAGCCAAGCGCATTGCTGCCGTACTGGCTTGCGTCTCGATCATCAGCCGAAACATCGCAAGCTTCCCACTGAAGCTTTATACGAATTCACCGGACGGCGGGCGCGCGGTTGCCGACAAGAATCCGGTTTACGACGTCCTGTATTCGACGCCGAACAACTTTCAGACAGCATACGAATTCCGGCAGATGCTCCAAGGGCATCTCGAACTGCGTGGAAATGCTTACGCTGAGATACTTCCGGGGCGTCGCGGTGCGGTCGATCAGCTAATTCCGATGAATCCCGACAAGGTGACGGTGTTCGTCGATAAACCGACCCGACAGCCTGTCTACAAATACGCCGACCCGTTGACGAATCAGACCCGCACGCTCGTACAAGAAGAGGTTTTTCACCTCAAGAGTTGGTCGGAGGATGGATACACCGGACAAAGCACGGTGCAGATGGCTGCAGATGTGTTTGGAACTGCGATGGCGGCACAGGATTACGCCGCGCGCTACTTCCGCAACGATGCAACGCCGCCGATCTACATCACTGGAGCGAAGTTCAAGAACGAGGAAGATGGCAAGACATTCCTCGAGAAATTCCGTCGTGATCAGACCGGCGCGAACCGTCACAAGACGGCAATGCTTCCAGAAGGGCTCGACATTAAGAGCCTTTCTATTACAGCGCAAGACGCGCAGCTTTTAGAGGCTCGTAAGTTCTCAAGAATTGAGATTTGCTCGCTGTTCCCGGTTCCTCCTCACATGATCGGAGAGACGGAAAAGACAGCCAGTTACGCATCAGTCGAGCAGTTCAACATCATGTTCGCGATTCAGTGTCTCCTGCCCCGATTAGTGATGTGGGAACAGACCATTCAGCGCGATTTGATTCTGGACAAGAAGGTATTTCCGAAGTTCTCGATGGCGGCATTGCTCCGCGGCGACACTGCTGCGCGATTCAACGCCTACAAGATCGCAATCGAGAACGGTTGGATGTGCCAGGACGACGTCCGAATCCTCGAGGATATGAACCCGATTCCGAATGGAGAAGGCAAGCGCTTCTGGCGTCCATTGAACTGGGCTCCACTCGGACAAATCGAAGCGCCTACGACTCAAAACGACCCAACCGACCCTGCAGCGGGTGCCGCTCCTGATCCGCAAGCGCTCGCCGGCCGTCTTCGACTTCTGGCGTCATGCGCGGCCGAGCCGTGCGTCAAGAAGGAAGTAAACGAGTTGCGACGGCTGCATGATCGCTGCGAGACGAAAGAATTTAGCAATGCAGTAGGCGATTTCTATAAGAAACACGCCAATTTCCTCGCCGATCGTATGCACTTACCGTTGCCAGTGGCGCAGGAATACTGCGAAATGAATGCCAACTGGGTCTCTGAGGCTGCGGATGCTGCGCAGATTGGAGCGTCAGCGGGAATCAATTTTGATCAGCTCTTGAACCAAGGGATGCAGTGGCTTGGAGAGAAAGCTGCGGAGGTCTCCGTTCAATGAAAAACAACACGATGATCATCGCGTCTGCATCCCCACTCCTCATTCCTGAAGCATGGAAACAGAAGTTCGCCGCTGCAGCGCGTCCGCTGGAAGTGCGCGCGGCCGGCGAGGAAGCAGAAATCCTCGTCTATGACCAAATCGGCGAAGGAATGTTCTCTTACGGCGTCACCGCAAAAGCTTTCGTGCAGATGTTGAAAGACATCGGCAACAAGCCGGTGAATGTCCGTCTGAACTCGCCGGGCGGAGACGTATTCGAGGGAATGGCGATCTACAACGCGATGAAAGCCCATTCGGCACCGGTTCGCTGCACCGTCGACGGACTCGCGGCGTCCATTGCGTCGATTATCGCGATGGGCGGAACGACCTGCACGATGGCTGAGAACTCAATGATGATGATTCACAACCCCTCGGCCATGACTTACGGCGAGGCGGGAGACCTTCGAAAGACCGCCGAATTGTTGGACAAGATCAAAGACCAGATGGTTGATACCTACGTCGCGAAATCTGGTATGGGAAAACGCGACACCGCAACCATGATGGACGAAGAATCATGGCTCACCGCGAAAGAATGCAAAGACAAAGGTCTCTGCGATGAAATCACGGACGGATCTCAGGTAACTGCAAAGTTCGATTTCTCAATCCTCGGATTCAAGCACGTTCCCGAGCAGTTGAAAGCGGAAGAGAAGTCAGAGACCGAGCCCGAAGGCCCGACTCCAGAACAGATTGAAGAAGAGAAGCAGCGCATCGCTGCTGTGATCAATAACGATCAGTACCGCGAGCGCATGAAGTTAGCGCTTATCTAGAGGAACACCCCAAAAATTTGCGTGGCCGTTGCCGCGATTGTTGCACCCCGTTACGGGCTCGTCCGTTGACGCGCTCAAGTGCGGGCTAAATCCATTTGAGGAAAACGAATATGAACAATATCAAGGCACTGCGCCAACGCGATCACGACTTGAAAGCCGAAGGCGAAGCCATTCTCGAAGCCTCCAAAGACCGTCTGTTCACTGCCGAAGAGCGGGCACGCCTGGATGCAATCAAGGCGGAACGCCAAACTGTCGGCGAAGACATCACTCGCGTTGAAGCCGTCATGGAAGGTCAGCGCCAAGCAGCCGCACAGGGCACCGCTGCCCGCGCATCGGCTTCAAACGAAGCCAAGCGCCCCTACGCCAACGTCGGCGAACAGCTTGTTGACGTGGTTAGGGCTGAACGCACAAAGCGTCCCTCCGAGCGCTTGCTCGAACTGAGCGCTGCAGCCTCTGGAGCCTCCGAAGGCGTTCCGGCAGACGGCGGATTCCTTGTTCAGCAGGACTTCTCGACTCAGTTGCTCGATAAGGCCTACGACACAGGCATTCTAGCCCGCAAGGTCACGCGCATTCCGATCAGCGCAAACTCGAACGGAATCAAGTTGCCGTCGGTTGACGAAACCAGCCGTGCAACCGGTTCCCGTTGGGGCGGTGTGCAGGTTTACTGGGCTGCAGAAGCCGATGCCGCTACGGCCAAGAAGCCGAAGTTCAAGCGCATCGATCTGGAACTGAAGAAGCTTATCGGCTTGTTCTATGCAACCGATGAACTGATTCAGGATGCGGCTGCGCTCTCCGGTGTCGCCAACAAGGCGTTCCCCGAAGAATTCGGCTTCGTTCTCGATGACTCGATCATCCGTGGAAACGGTGCCGGTCAGCCTCTCGGTATCTACAACTCCAGCCCCTTGGTTGCGGTAGCCGCGGAAGCTGCACAGACCGCGACCACGGTGGTCGCTGCCAACGTCGTGAAGATGTTCGCTCGTATGCCTGCCCGCTTGCTGGGTGGCGCAGAGTGGTTCGTCAATCAGGACGTTCTTCCTCAGCTTCCGTTGATGACCATCGGACAGCAACCGATCTATCTCCCGCCGACTGGCTTCAAAGACGCTCCGGTAAACGGAACGCTTTTGGGTCGTCCGGTAAACGTGATCGAGCAGTGCGAAACGCTCGGCACCCAGGGCGACATCATGTTCGCCAATCTCGGAGAGTACATCACTATCGACAAGGGCGGAATCAATGCCGACTCCTCGATGCACGTGCGCTTCCTGAACGACGAAATGACGTTCCGCTGGACCTATCGCGTAGACGGTCAGCCGGCGTGGTCGTCTGCTCTGACCCCGTACAAGGGATCGAACACGCTGTCACCGTTTGTTGTTCTCGCGGCCCGGTAACTCGGCAATGAAGGGCTGAGAGATCAGCCCTTCTCACTTCCATAGGAAAGGTACAAAAGAAAATGTCAGTTCACGTAAATTCCGTTGCAAGCCAGAAAATCCTGTGGGCGAACGAGCCGAAGAGTTACTCCGGTGCGGCGTCCACTGACAAATACGTTTCACTGAAGAACTACAAGCGACTCACCGCCATCATCCAGACGGGTGCATGGGCTGGTGGAACGGCTGCGGTCACGCTTAAACAGGCGACTGCGGTAGCAGGAACCAGCGCAAAGGCGCTGTCCTTCGCGAAGCAGTTCAACGATGTCACCACTTCCGGAACGCTGGTGGAGACCGCCGTTTCTTCTGACACGTTCACCATCGGAACCGCGAACAAGGTCTACGTCATTGAGATCGACGCCGAGCAGTTGGACGTCAACAATGGCTTCGACTGCGTTGCGGTCGACATCGCTTCGCCTGGTGCGAACGCCGACTTCTATGGCGTGACGTACATCCTGAGCGGTGCGCGTTACGCGCAGAGCACGCCTCCTTCTGCACTCGCTGACTAACTCCCTTCCCGGTGGTGGCTTCGGCTACCACCGGCTTCTATTTTCGGTATTTTCGAGAGAATAAATATGAAAGTTCAGATTCTCAGTGGCAACGATGCTGGAGTTGTGAAGGATCTTCCGCAGACAGAAGCGGAAGTAGCGATCCAGACTGGATTCGCGCAGAAGTTCGAAGCAGTTCAGGCAATTATTTACGAAACAGAGCCCGTCCTTTCGACGATGCAGGAGAACGTAGTTGTTCTGAGTCGCGAAGAAATCGCCAAGGTGTTCTCCATCCCCGCCGATCAGTTAGGTCCTGTCGAATCGAGCACCGACACTCCAAAGGCTTCCGAGTAATCAATGTCCCTCGTCCTTGTCACAGCACCGACCGTTGAGCCCGTTTCGATAGCAGAGGCGAAGCTGCACGCTCGAATCATCACTGGCAATAATGCGACGAAAGCCATTACGGTGATCGAGCGCGCGTCCGGCGTGGTAACGGCGACCGCGACGGCACACGGACTTGTATCTGGAAACTTTGTTACCGTGCAGAACGTCCTCGACGGTTCGTTCAGTGGAGTGTTTCCAGTTTCGTCTGCTCCGGACGCCAACACGCTTCTATGGGCTCAATCTGGAGAAGATGCGACGTCGAGCGGCGGCACGCTGGCTCTTTCAGGGCCCGAAGATTTCAAGATTCTCGACCTCATCAAGACGGCGCGCGAGTCAGTCGAGAACTACACGAACACGCAACTTATCACGCAGAAATGGCGTTGGTTGCGGAACGGCTTTTCGAAGCACGACGCACGATACGACGATGAAGGTCATGGCGGATTCTTCCTGCCCAATCCACCATTCCAAGAAATCACCCTGTTTCAGTATCGCGATACAGACGGCAACCTCCAGACGCTGACTGCAGCAGAGGGCAGCGGCGACGTTTCTGGCGGTGGATACGGCTATCAGGTCGACGCGGGCGGTGGAATTCGACCGGCGCTTATCCGACCGCCATATGTTGTGCCGTGGCCTCCGGTTCGCCACATCGTCAATAACGTGATCATCGAATTCATCTGCGGGTATGGAGATACGGCAGACACTGTGCCAGGCCAGCTCCGTCTCGCAATCATGGAAATGGTTTCCGACTGGTACTACAACCGTGAGCCGCGGGGCGTGATCAATTCCGACACCTGCGAAATGCTGAAAGATTATCGAAACCTGATTTCATAATGCCGATCAACAACGAGTTCCGCCCGGGTGACCTCTATCACGTCATCAGGATTGAAAAACCGTCGACAACGCAAGACGACCTTGGACGGTCTTCCGGTTGGGAAACTTTCGTCGACAATGTTCCTGCGAACGTCGAAGACTCCAGCGGGCGCGAGGCGTATCAAGCCGGGCAGCGGTTTGCAGATTCGGTCACTCACGTCGTGCGGATGCCGTACATCGCAGGGGTTGAAGGCAAGATGCGAGTTGTTTGGGCGGATCCGATTCAGCTTGTCGATCGCTATCTTGAGATTCAAGTTGCCTTAAATCCCGACAAAAAGCGCGTTGAACATCGTCTCTACTGCCTTGAAAGCGTGACCAATACCTAATGTTTAACGTTAACGTCGCGTTCCGGCAGTGGCTTATCAGCGAGACCACGCTTACCGATCTCGTTCCGGCCGCGCACATCGTCGAAGGAGATTTACCGCAAGGCGCGAACCCGGGAGCAGGCGAGCGGTGGATCACGTTCAGGCCTATGCCCGGCGGCGGACATCCGGAGATTAGAGACTACGTCGAGCAGGTGTTTCACGTCGTGTTTTGGGCGAAGAAGGAAGGCAATCTTCAGGTTCAAGAAGCGTACTTATCGCTCCGTGACCTCGTTTATGCCGTGCTGATGAATTCAGTCGACGAAGCAACGATATTGTGTGCGGAGGAAGTTCTGAGCCTTCAAGACGTGAGCGATTCAAGCGCCGAGTGGGCGATGGGAATCGCTGATTTCCAAGTCAAGATGCGAGCTAACTAATCATGCCGCTCAAGGCGATCGTCGACACGACCTCGGATGATATTGGATTCAAAGCTTCCGTGGCGACTGGCTTCGCCGAGAAATTCTACGAAGCGGCCGTTCAGGCCACGCACGAGGTATTTGAACAGAACATTCTCCCCGCGGCGAAGGCTGGGAGTCCGGTTCACTCCGGAAAGAACAGAGACTCAATCGCAGTCAGTTTTCGCCAACGCCTCGAAACGTTTTGGGTGTCGGCGTGGCTCTTTACTCAGTCCGGATACGGATGGCTGATAGAGCACGGAACTTCGCACGACCGGAAGTTGACGCGCATGAAGGTAAAGCAGCGCAAAGGCAAAGTCCCTGTGAACGATAGGACGCGAGCGCAGCCTTATATCTATCCGGCCATACAGAAATTCGTTGGAAGAATTCCGGAGCGCGCGAGAGACATTTTCGCAAAGCTCATGCAGTAACTGAATTTCAGATCGACGCAAACAAGCCGCCTACGGGCGGCTTTTCTGTTGCTCAAAAGCTCCCGCCAGCAAGGCGGAATCATGGAGGCAAAATATGCCGCAAGCCCAAATAGATGTCGGCGGGGACGTTTCCAAAATTATGGTTGGAAGCGTTGCGCTTTACGTGGCTCCCGCCGGAACCTCACTACCACCGATGGATGGAACATATCCGATTGGTACATGGCCAGACGGATGGGTAGGTGTCGGATACACCGACTCAGGCGTCGAACTTTCTTACTCGCCGTCTATCAAGGAAATCAAGGTAGACGAAGAAACAGCTCCCGTTCTGTTCGTTCTGGATGGTGAGAAGGCGGAAATCTCCGTGACCATTGCCCAGGCAACGCTGGACAAGCTCAACACGGCGATCTCGGCTTCCATCTACGCCAGCCACGCAGCCACGATGTCCAAAGGCAAATACACCGAACTTAAGGTTGGTTCCGGTGCTTTGACTGAAGTGATGATCGGCTTCGAAGGCTACGCGCCTCCGGATGATCCGACCGGAGATCTGCTTCCTGCAGTAGCGGTCGGCTATCGCGCAATGGCTTCTGGCAACGTGAAGTTGGCCTTCAAGCGTTCCGATAAGCAGATGTTCCAGACCACGTTCGGATTGTTGGCCGACAGCACGCAGCCGGTTGGCGAGCGCCTGTTCAAGATGATCCAGATCGTCGCTCCCCACTCGTAAGAGCTAGCGCCGGGTGGAACACCATCCGGCGCATATTTTCATTGGAGATTTAATGCAGGAACGTTCAGAAGACCATATTTTCGCGCACCGGCTTGATTTGCAGGTCGAGAAGAATGTTATCAAAGCGACAGTACTTCCAAGCGGTAAATCAGCAGACTGGCGCGAAAAGTATTTTGTGGCAGTCAAGAATCTGATGGAAGGGTCGGCGGAAGTGATCACCGCCGACGAGGAATTCTTTTCGATCGCTGGGAGGGTCATCCTCTCCGACCCTCAGAAGATGGTTGAGTTGATGTACGAATACGACACCAACATCCCGAAGGACTTCTTTGCGGAAGCGACAGACGAAGAGATTGAACTCAACTTCGCGCGCATCTGCAAAGTCGCTTTCCCTTCGAAGGGCCTGCTCAAGATAGTGATGGAGCGTTTGGGGACATCGCTGCCACTAGCTTTGGCACAGTTTTCGAAGTTGCACTCTCCGAATGGGGCTTAACGCCTAAATACATTCGCGAAGAATGCACCGATGAAGAGCTGGCCCTTCTGTTCAAGTCCCGAACTAAACGGATAAAGAGGCAACGTAATCCAGAGAGTGCTTCAACTCTCCGTCGAGTATCACCGCAAGAACTCTACAGCAAGTCGTCATTTATGTCGGTGAGGGGCGTCCCCGTTCGGGGACTGTCCGGCATCCGCCCGCAGACAGTTACTAGGAAACCAAACTAGATGCCAATCACAGTATTCGATGCGGTCGGAAAATTCTCAGCGGATACCCGCAACCTGGACGAGTTCGTAACTAAGCTCGACCGGGCACTTCCCGACGCATCACAAAAATCAGCCGTCGCGACGAAAGTCCTAAAAGATGCGCAGGACAATCTCCGCACCTCTTTGAAGGCTTTGCGCCAAGAGGGCGGTGACACGGCTGACAACTGGAACAAAGTTGCTGCAGCTAATCGGCAAGTAGCGATCGCAGCCGCGGCTAATAAGCAAGCGAACGACGAACTAAACAAGTCCATCGGCAACGTCAAAGAGTCTTCGCGTGAAGCGAAGGGTGAAGCCGCATTGCTTGGGGATATGTTCGGCATCACCTTGCCTCGGCATGTGCGTAACTTCATTGCCGAGATGCCCGGAATACAGACTGCGCTGAAAGGTGCATTCGCCGCGACGGCCGTTTACTTCCTCATCGAAGCAATGACGGAGATTCCGGAAAAGATCAAGGCGATAACCTCAGATCTTGCCGGATGGACTAAAGAGGCGCAGGCCGCTTACGAAGCGCAGAAGAAACTGAACGAGCAACTCCTTGAGGCGTCAGACAAGCGCGAGGAAGCCAAGGCGCGCGAGAAGGAGCGCGGTCTCGACGGAGTACGTCTCACTCAGCAGCAACTGAACGACGATAAGGAAATCAATAAGTTGCAGCAAGACCGCATAAAGCAAGCCGGTTTAAGGCTTGGCCAGTTGCTGCAGGAAAAGACAGACAACGACAAGGTCTTAGAAGGCTGGGGCGCTGCGACCGTCGCAGAGGCGTTCTATCTGACGGCACGGAAAGAGAAGAGCGCTGAACTCCAAAAAGAAATAGATGCTCAACAAGCTCGTATCCTTTCGTTAGCAAAGAGTCGCGGAGACAATGATCAGCAGCAAGCGGACAGGGCTTCCCAACTCGCACACCAAACGACCGCCGATTACATCGCGCAGGAAACAGCGAAGACCGAAGCAAAGAGAATTCAGGATAATGCGCAGCTGGAGTTTGACCTAGCGCTATATCGCGCGCAGGTTGCAGAGGGAATTCTAACTAATCAGCAGCTGCTTGAGGATGAGCAGAAGGCCAATGAGCAACGTTACCAAAACGATCTAAAGGCCGCGCAGGATCGCGCAGAACTTCTCCAGAAAGACCCCACAAAAAACCGCGATGCGATCACTGCGCTAAACGCTCAGATTGAAACGATGCAGCGCGAGCATGGCGCATTGATGCTTGCGCTCGAAACCGAGTACACCGAAGAACACAAGAGACTTCAGGCGCTACAGACCGACCCCGCACTGGTTGGCGAACTGGCGGCTTTTAATGCGCAAATAGAGCAGGCAGAGCAGTTACACAACGGCAAGATGTTGAAGTTAGCCGTGGATGGGCTGCAGGCAATCGCAGCAACCAAGCAGCAGATCCAAGAGCAGATAGACAAAGGCGATTTCTCAAAGCCAATCAAAGAGACAATCACCCTAAGCGTCAGCGATCAGCAGCTAGTCGACGCGATGGCCATCCTCTCTAAGCTGGGAGACGAGGCCGTAGGAGCCGCCAAGAAGGCTGGAGACGCGCAAGCCGCTTATGACGGCCTTGTCGCAACGATTAAATCTGGAAGCCAAGAAGCTCTTGGTTCACAGCGACTGCTTAATGATTCCGTCGACGACTTCAAAACCCGTCTCAAATCGATTGGCGGCGACACCACGCTGCTCCTTGGATTGCGTGACGTAATTCAGGAAGAGATTGCAGCGACCGAAGCCTGGGGCGGATCCACCGACAAATTAGAAGAGAAGCTAAGAGCGGTTCGTCAGCAACTCGCAGGGCAGATACCTCAATACGTTCGGGTATCGCAACTCCTCAAACAACTCACTCCGGAGATGCGTGCCTATGAGACAGAACTTGAACGCTCTGGTTCAAAGAGCAGGGCATGGGGCGCTGCTGTCGGAGCCGGTATCGCCGATGCGGCGAGCGCGTATGCACAGGGCGCGGTAACGATTGAGGGCGCACTGGCTAGAATCGCCGCGGCACAATTGCAAGCCATTGCAAGCATCGCGTATGCGAAAGGAACAGAACAACTCGCAGAAGCGTTCGGTTCTTGGCCTGACTTCGCCGCGATGGCTCACCACTTCGCTTCCGCTGGACTGTGGTTTGGCCTGGGTGGCGCTCTGTCGTTCGGTGCCTCCAAGCTAAACGGCGGGGGCGGTGCGGGTGGAGGCAATGGAACCTCTGGCGCGCCGGCAGGAACTCAGCCTATTGCCACCCAGGGAGCTGCAGGACAAGCCGAAGCGGCCCCCGCGCAAATCACCAACGTTCAGCACTTCGCGACCGGAGCTCTGTTTACAGGGCGGACGATGGCGATGCTTGGAGATGCGATTGGCGGCGGAGACGCGATGGAAGCGGCGTACCCATTGGAAGGACCAACCGCCGACCTCGTAGCCGAAAAGATAACCGCAAAGCTTCCTCCTCCGATAGTGCATGTCCACATTGAAGGTCACACGCTCCCACACTTCATTAGGGCAATCAATCATGAGGTGGAAAAGGGTCACAAGCTTGTCTCTTCTGAAACTCGTTCTGTGCGGAGGAAGAGCTAAATGAAAGTTCCAAAGTTCGCATGGAATGACGGGTCTCCACACACCTTCACACCGAGTTACCCAGCAACGAGCAAGACACCTATTGCAACTCGTTCTGCATTGCGGCATGACGATTTCACGGGCGATGGAACCGGGCAATGGATAACCGACAGGGTCGACAAGTTTCTCACGCTGCCGTTCAACTTCGTTCCGCCGGATGACGTAGCCGACTGGGAAGCGTTCATCGATTACGCGATCGAGGGAAAGGTGTTCACCTACTACCCCGACAGCACAGACTCCGGAACGCACACCGATTACACATTGGAAGATCAGGACTGGAAGCCTCAGTTCCTGTTCGCAACT